GCCGCTACCACCGCTGTATTTTGTAGTACCTACTCCATTTGCTGAACTACCGCCTAAGGCAGTTCCTCCATTAGAAATTCCACCACTTCCTCCTTTTGCCCCAACCGATGATGCGCCAATAGTAGCACCATTGAACCATGTATCACCGCCAAGGCTACCATTCGTCCCGCTGGTGCTCCCCTTGGCACCAAGCGCGCCGATTTGATAAGTCGCAGTACCTCCTGGCGGCAGTGTTATATTCGTTATATTCAAAATAGATGAATAAGCACCACCACCGCCAGCGCCGCCACCACCAGCGCCTACTAACCCGGCGCCACCGCCTCCACCAGCGCCAATTGTCTCTATCTTATTGTTGCTACTGTTCCAGTCTGATGGGACATTATAAGTCTGATTACTTCCTGTAGGTGTCGTCAAGAATGAAACAGTTGCAAACTTATAGTTTGGTGCGGCAAATTCAGGAAACCAAACTGGATTTGGCAAGTTCCATAGCTCTTTTTCATAATTTATTGAACCACTAACAATGGAAAACAAAAACATGTCCGCGTCGGATCGGTCATCGAACCAGCCACGCCATACAACAAAGCCGTCATTCAGCACTGCTGTGATACAAAACTTAACCTTATTCTCAACACCAAATATTGACTGGCGCTGAGATGGCTGCCTCCATGCATCTTTATGCATCGGCATTAGCAGCCTAGCTCGCGGCTCTGATTGATCTGGTAGAATAATCATGTTACGTCCACGGACCATTCCATGAATATGTGGCAATACTATTGATGCGGCGGATTGAGAGCGTGTACCAAGTGCTGTTGGCCGCCGTGAAAGTGCCAGCAGCGCCAGAACTAGGCGTCTTAAACCCACTAAACGACACAGTGACGCCACTCCCGCTCGCACCGAGCGCCACGACGATATCAATCGCGCAATCGCTACTCGGAGCGGTGACGGTCCATGTGAATGTACCGCTAAGTGAGACGTACTGATAATTGCCGAGTGTAGGATCGAGCGTCGTCGATTGGACGGATGTGAATGTGCCGATATTGTTCGGCGTGAGCGTAAATCCCTTTGAGATCGTCGCCGTAACACTATTTGACAATAGCGTGGTCGTGCCGGCCGGAAGCGTATATGTGTACGCACCCGGCACGGTGAACGTCATGGCATACGCACCTGAGAAGGTGACGTTTCCGCCAATTGTAATTGTTGACGCGCCGTTATTTACACCCGTGCCCCCATGAGTGCCGATGAGAGGATCGGCGAGTGATGTTCCCCATGCCGTGCCAGTCGATACGGCAATGCCGGAGCCGGGATAAACCGTTGGGCCGGTTGGTCCGGTGGTTCCTTGCGGGCCAGTTGGCCCGGTAGTGCCTTGCGGGCCGGTCGGCCCGGTAGTCCCCTGCGGTCCCGTCGGCCCCGTAGTGCCTTGCGGGCCGGTTGGCCCGGTAGCGCCTTGCTGACCAGCAAGATTGATATTCCAGTCCGCATGTGCGCCGGAGCCACTGGTCAGGTCAATCGTGACCGTCAGGGATGTGCCGGAATAGGATGAAACTAAGCCTTCCATCCAATTCGCAGTATTGGCAGCGGAAGAAGCCCGCACTCGAGCCCCAGATGTATAGGCAAGATTGGCCTGAGTGGCGAACGTCTGCGACCCTGTTCCAATCGTCAATGAGGTCGTGGAGGTTGCCGTGTAGCCAGGCCCAGTCGGGCCGGTCGTTCCCTGCGGACCGGTCGGACCGGTCGTCCCTTGTGGGCCAGTTGGGCCGGTCGTCCCCTGCGGGCCGGTGGGGCCCGTTGTTCCTTGCGGCCCAGTCGGGCCGGTCGTCCCCTGCGGGCCGGTGGGGCCCGTTGTTCCTTGCGGCCCAGTCGGGCCGGTCGTTCCCTGCGGACCGGTCGGACCGGTCGTCCCTTGTGGGCCAGTTGGGCCGGTCGTCCCCTGCGGGCCGGTCGGTCCGGTCGTCCCTTGTGGGCCTGTGGGACCAGTGGGGCCTGGAACCGTCGTCAGCGCGCCATTGTCAACCCATGTTGACCCGTTCCAAACCCACAAATGCGTGTTGTTGAGCGTGACATAAGCATCGCCAGTCGCGCCTGTATACGAGCTAGGATAGCCCGGCAAAGCCGTGGCTGTGGCAACCGTGCCTTTATACTGGATACCCGCACCCGCCGGCCCAGTAGGACCTGTAAGGCCCTGCGGACCCGTCGGGCCACTGGGGCCGGTCGCGCCCGTGACGCCAGCTCCTGTCACACCCTGCGGCCCAGTCGGGCCGGTCGGACCCGTTGTCCCCTGCGGACCTGTGGGGCCTGTAGTTCCCTGCGGCCCTGTCGGCCCAGTCGGGCCGGTCGGACCCGTTGTCCCCTGCGGACCTGTGGGGCCTGTAGTTCCCTGCGGCCCTGTCGGCCCAGTCGGGCCACTGGGGCCGGTCGCGCCCGTAATACCTGCACCTGTCGCACCCTGAGGCCCAGTAGGCCCCGTCGAGCCAGTCGTGCCCTGCGGGCCGGATGGACCAGTCGCGCCGGACGGCCCAGTATAACCTTTGTCGCCCTGCGGGCCGGTCGGACCGGTCGGGCCAGTCGCGCCGGACGGTCCCGTGCCGCCGGCGGGGCCAGCCGGACCAGTCGGGCCAATCGCATTAGCCGAGACATACGCCGCAATCTGGCTAGTCGTCGCGCGCTTGGACGTGCCGTTAGTCCCGCCGGGCTGGACGATTTCAAATTGCTCGTCGCCAGCCAGGCCGACAGCGGCGGGAAGCGTGGGTATCGGTTGATTAGCCATTAGTACGTCCCCGACAATCCAGGCACGATGATAGTGCCGGGCGTCGTCAAGCTGCCGGTTGCCACGCTAGCGTAGCTGACGGACCCGGCGGATGAGGCAGTCACAGCGTAGCTGCCGTTGTATAGGTTCGGAACCATGCCCGTGATCGTGATTTCAGTGCCAAGCGTAACAATATACGAATTGTTAAACGTCAGTGTTGCGACCGTCCCAGTGCCTGACGAGGCCGTGACGATAAACGATTGCCATTGGCTAGGCTCCGTCACGCGAGTATCGCCGGCCTGATCGGTGCGAAACGATCCATCCTGCGTCACGCGCCAGTTGGTTTCGTCGAGTTCGTACGGCTCGATACGCGCATTGGCAACAGGCAACGGATCAGGCGGCAAGACAACCGGGCGCTTTTGATCCTGCGGCTTGTCATAACACGGGCTGCATACCAGGATGCGATAGTTAAGCAGGCCGATGCCGGCGTAGTCGAACTGCCACTTGAGGTCTTTAAGATTGTAAAGGAAGCCGCAGCGGTCGCAGACGCCAAACGCGCGCGGTCTCGTCGCGTCAACTTGTGCCCTGCCGTGCGGACGGAAGCTCATCGGTAGAATTGTCCGAGCGCCGGGTAGATATAGAGGTTCACATCTTCAGTATCTTCGGAGGCGGCGAATTGCCATGCCTCTGTGTAATCGATTTTGCGCTTATCTTCCAGCGCCGGCTGATAAATCCGCGCCAATCGATACGATAAACCGGCCGTGAAAGCATCATACCATCGATACGGGATATCGGGTGTCTCACCATTGGCGAGATTGGCATCCTGGACCTGATACATCGTCTGAAGTTTGAGCGTGTAAGTGCTATTGAGGTTCGGAACGCCCCACAAAGTGATCTGCGGAGTGATCTGCCGATTAAACCAGTACACAGTCGGCGGAGATTGAACGAGTTTGTTCGGAATAGCGCCGTATTCATAGGTGCTGATCGGGCTAATGATGCGGTCAGTCGTCACGGTTCCGGTCGTGATCGAGATATAAGCGACCAGAACGCAAACCGTCTTGGCCGGCAACGTGTAAGTCGCTGTTCCCTGCAACAATGGAATTGTCTGAAGCTCGGATTCCCAAAGATTTACGCCACGATTTGCCCATTCGGCGAGCAAAAGATTAGTCTCGATGGACGCCCGCTGCAAATGTTCGACAAGAAGCTGCGTCGGCCGTATCTGAATCCGGTCAAATGCGTTCAAAATGAACGAACTATTTGACGGTTGGAAATTATATGTGCCGCTGCTTGTCATTTGGACACTCTGGAGATGTGTGGAAGCGGGGCCGAAGCCCCGCATCCGTGTTACTTGTGCAGACTACGAAGCGTTTGAGCAAGTCGAGCACGCTTAGCGATCTTAGGATTCTCGCTATGCGCCGCCTTGCTGAGCTTCTTTGCCGGGATTTTCTCGCCTTCAGGCACGTGGAGCGACTTATGCAGTGCGCCCGGATTCTTGATGGCTTCGGAAATCCACATGCGTCCGCCCCGCGCCCGGGAGATCAGTCCCGTTCGGCACTCGTCGCGCTGTGAGCCGACGACAACGGCGACTTGTCCGCGCCAACCCGGCCGCCGGTCTTGCGACCCTTGCGACCGAGATGGTGATGCGCCATACCGCCTTCGGCGTGATGGACATGGTGGACAACATGACCGCCCTTGGCATGGTGCGCCTTGCCACCGCGCTTGTGATGGCCGACGTGGCCGCCCTTCGCGTGATGAGCATGATGCGCCTTGCCGCCGCGCTTGTACGGCTTAAATCCAGCCTTAGCGGGGGTTTCAGCCGCGGTTTCGTCGTTGGTCGGGTTGTGCTCGGAAGCGGCTTCGCCTTCTTCCGCCTCGTGGGCAGTGTGACTGTCCTTGGCATTATACCAGACAGGCCCACCCTTAGCGTGATGCTTGCGACCCTTCATTGTCATGATCCTTTCAAAGATCAATAATTAGTCGGAGGGATGAGATTGGCAGACTGGACGTATCGCACAAGCAAAGTGCCCACGCCGCCGGAACCACCGGTATGCGCACCAGACTTGACGTAAATCTGGACATCCGAGGTTCCGACGTTGATCCAATTGCCAGTCCTTGTCGCGTCCGTTCCGGGGGTCAGAGCAAGACGACCGATCGCGTTAGCATTCGTGGCGGCAACCAGTTCGGTAGCCGTCGCCGAAGTGCCGACGCTGACAGTATAAGTCGTCGTGCCGCTGTTCCAGGCGGTCGTGACATAAAGATCAATCCCGATAATAGTACTATTAGCGGGAATGATAATGTTGGTGGCAAGCGCGGTTTCCGTGCCAACCTGAGTGATTGCTTGGATTTGCGACGCGTTAAGAACGCCTGTGTTCTTAAGCGCACCCACGGCGGTGCCGTAAGTATCAATCACGTTGCCAGAGACTACCGGACCAGTGAAGGTGGTGACACCCATATTCTTTCTCCTATGAGATATAGGCGGGGATGATTAGTCCCCGCCATCTGGGTTATCACGAGGTCGGGAAGCTGCCGTAGATGGCACGCGGATCGTTATAGCCGAAGCTGTAACGCTCATAACCCTTCACGAGCAGGTTGTCGGTGACGAAATCCACCTGCATGTCCATCTCGAACGGGATGCGCAGCATGTGAACAAGGCCATCGACGTTTGTCGAGAGGAACCAAGCGTAGTTGGACGTCAAGAAGTCCAGTACGATATAGCCCTCCGGCAGACCGCCTGCGGTTGTGAGGATCGCGTTGACATCGTTATTGGCAGTACCGGGGCGGAGTTCCGTCTTGGTAAGACGGATGGCCACGGGTTCCTGAGCCGCCGGAACGATGAGGCGACGGGCGCGCGACAAGATACGCAGGCCGGCTTCGTTGTAGAAACCGGTGCGGATGTTGATCATCGCCTGAAGCAGTGTCGATTCGGAGAGGTCAACGGGGGTCGCGGTGATGTTTGACCAAGTACCGCCATCGTACGGATGGGCACTCGAGCACAATGACTGACCGTCACCGCCGATGGAAGCGTTGTAAGTCGTCGCAGTGTTCAGGATGTTCGCGCCCTGAATTTCCTTAAACTGCGAGAAGCTCTCCTGCAGCTTGAGGTTAGTCGGGTTGAACTGAGCCTTGTACAGGTTATCATCGATGGCCTTGCGAGTGATCGCGTAGCCAAGGGCGACTTCCTGGTGCTCAAAATTGAACACCCAACGCTCGCCGGCATTATTGTCGAACGATGTCGCACCACCTTCAGCCTTCAACTGGGGAAGACCGAGGAATCGCATCTGGGTCGAGCGTTCGAGAGCCATGTTCGACTTGTGGGTAGTAAAGACCTTATCCCACTGGCGCGGGATCATGTCATACGAACCACGAACGTCAAACAGGCCGGGCAAAAGCTCGGATTTGATTTGTGAAAGAGAGACGGCCATAGGTCATGCCCTCCTTAGATGCCGGTCGTCTGAAGCGTATTAGCTTCAACGACAACCCAGTTGTTGGCGGAGGTTGCATCCGACCCGTTACCGATGCCGGGATACAAACTGATGATACGGAACGGCAGAGTGGCAGTCGTTCCCTGAGTGTACTGATCAAGATAAGCGCCGGAGCGACCGTTGAGGGTGTTCCCGGTGCCCATCGCAACGTCGATAGTCTGGCCGATATCGGCCTGAGTAACGGCGGTCGCGGTGGTGTTGCTGTTGCCAGTTTGGGCGATAAACTTCGGCGCAGAGCCCGGAGCGCAGGGAACAACCCACGCTACGATGCTAGTCTGAGCCCCAGACGCGACATCAGCACCCGGCCAATACGGGGACCACACGACGCGGCCCTGAGAGGTCGAGAGATATTCGCATCCGGCGAAGATACCGAAAAGCTGGGAAACAGCAGTGCCGGGCGTCCAAGCCGAGACATAACCGGCAGCTGTCATTTTGACCGGATCGCCGGTGTAAATCTTCGTGGTGTCAGAATAAAGGATGGAATAGGCCGCCTGCTCGAAGTTGGGAGCAGCGCCGGGATTCCCGCCGATCTGACTAAGCCCGAAGGGTGCAAACGTATTCGACATTTTGCGTTGCCTTCTAGTGTCAGTGAAAGCTCGGCCCTAGACAGCGCGCTAGTTTTGAGCAGGTTAATCACCTGGAGCGCCCAGGTGGGGATATGAACGGCTGATATTAGTCCTCGATCCGCAATTGCGGTCGGGCCACATCGGCCGGCTCATAGGATCGGTTCACGCGCGGACGCACGCCCGCATGATCACCGGAAAAGCCTCTCGGAAGCATTTGGCCAAGTTGCTGGCGCTGATAATTCATCAGCGCGTTGGCGGCATCGATGTCTTCCTGGCGGGCTTCGTTCGTCAATTCGATTGGCCGTTCCATTAGGATCATGCCGTCTCGAATGATAGCGCCAGTATAACCGTCCGGCATAAAATAGCCCGGATGCCTAGAGGCATCAACCGGAGTAAAGCCATTTTCGGCCATATGCATCATGTGGGCGGTGTTTTCCTGACCCATGATGGTCTGAGACTTCCATTCGTAGGACCAGCCTTCCGGGATCAAATGCTCCGGAACGTGAAACCGATCCACGTTCGTCCCGCGCTTACGGGACATCACCTTGCCGTCTCGGCCGATTACTTCTTTTCGGCTGCCACGGACGGGTTCTCGGACGCTTTCGCGAATAGGCTCTTTCGGAAGGTCGCGGCGATGGGTGCGAGTACGGGGTTCCATGGGTTATGTCCTTATTGCATCTCGTTAGAATACTGACCCTGCTTCATCATGATCGACTTGCGACGGGCATACTCTTTCACACCAATCGGTTCGCCACGGTTCGGGCCGGCATTCCAAATGATTGATCCGTCGGTGGCGGCGCGGGCTTCGCCAGGCGTTAGCTTGACCACGGCGGGGCCGCCGCCGGACGAATAGTCACCGCCGTCCCCACGAGAGATCGGAGCCGCCGGCATACGAGACGGCTTAGAAGCGGCCGGCGCAGCTTTAGTTTCCGGTTCGGCGTATCCAAGCTTCTTATCGAGAAACCGGAAATAGGCTTCCGTATCGGGGGCATAGCCTTCCGCTTCGGCTTCGTAATGGGCCGCAATCATGCGCTTGTTTTTCGTCGGATCGCTGATCAATTCGCGATGGCTGCGCAGATACTCTTGAGACCGAGGCGTAAATCGCCTAATGTAGGCTTCCTGCGGGTCGGACGGTTCGGCCTTCCGACTTTCAATATAGGTCTTGCCTTCCTTGAGGGCGTTTAGCTTTGTGATGGTTTCGGCGAGCGCCTCTTGCGCCTTGACGGTTCCATCGAAATCGCCGGCTTCCATTGCCGTCTTAAGCTGCTGTTTAACGCTTTCGCGTTCCATTTCGACGGCATGGATCGCGTTCGAGACGGCATCAAGTTCGCTTTCCGCGACCTTCGCGGTGGCTACCTTGACTTCTCGCTCGGCGGTTTCGGCACGGCGGCGAGCTTCTTCCTTTTCCCGGCGCTCGGCGTCGAGCTTTGCCTCATATTCCTTGGCTTGAGCTTTGATGACTTCGGACACGTCAGCCGATGCGGCTTCCGTTTTCGTCTCGACAACAGGCTCGTCGGCCTGATCGATCTGGACTTCGATTTCGGTTTCGGTTTCGTCGCTCATCTAGTTTATTCCTGGGTTAACCCGGCTTTTCTTCGGACGGCAGCCGGGAGCCGCCAACCCGCACCTGCATGAGACACTAGAGGATAAATCGCATGAGATGCCGAAGACCTAGAACACAACATCCGGGGACGGGATTTTCCCCTTAACATGCACTTCTTCTAGCAATCGGCACAAAACACCGTTGAGCACGACCGGGAACCCGTCGCTGACGCGGAAGAACACCCAGTCGTTCACTTTGACATTTTGCCCGTGGAACTTATTCGCATCGTCATCGACGAAGGCGAGAGGCCCTTTTTTAAGAACGAGGCCTGCTTTCCCCTGATAACGATCCTCGCTTCGCGTCTGATCGGACAGCCAAATGCCGGACTTGGTTTTTTCCGGCCGGATATAGACAGCCACCAGGATTTGATTGTGGAGAATATCGATCTTCGAGATATCGCCTACTTTAGCGAGCAATTCATTTGCGGGATCAGTTTCATGTTTCATCAGTGCTGCGGGCATGGGTTTTGCTCCGGGTTAGATTAGACGACTTGGTTGACGGTGACGACGACGGAAGGCGTCGCCGGCATGACGGGCGTATTGGGGGCAACCACGGCCGGGAGAGCTTCGATCTGGCAGTTCGTGGTGTCGCCGGCCATCCATAGTTCGTAGTAATCGCCGACCGTGTTACACGGCAGCACGAATGCCACACTGAGAACTTGCTCATTTCCCGAGGCTATGTTCACAAGCGTATTGCTGCGGGGCACATCATTGCCGTTGTATTTGAACCAGATATAGACGCTTTTATTACTTCCTGACGTGCAATGGCAAACGGCGGACACGAAAAAAAGATACTTTCCGATCTGCTGCAAAGTAATCTTGGTACTACCGGACAGCGAAACGCCATTAGCAGTTTCAGTCGTGTTGAACGTAATCACCTGGCCCTTTGTCGGGTCGACGATGCTTTGCGTCTGCGAGCTTGAAAAGCACGCATTGGGCCCAGGATTAACATGGTACGACATTAGATGACGATCCAAGTTGCGCCGTTGGACATGATCGTGATCGATTCATATTGGACAGCCAGCGTGAACACCGAGAATGAATCGATTGTTTCAGCTCCATTCGGAGCAATCGTAATCACGCCGGTCCCGCTGTTTTTAATAACATAGACGCGACCTGTAATTCCAACTGCTGTCGGCAGACTGACGATGAATGTCCCAGACGTGCAGTCGATGGCGTAATCCGTCGTGCCGGCAAGATAGTTGGCGGTTTTTGCAACGTAGTTAAACGTCGAACCGCCGGATATTTTGCTAACAGTGACAATGCCAGTCGATGTGTTGATTGTAGCGTCGCCGGACGCGTTAAACCCACCGAACGCGCCGCCATTGTTCCATTGAATGGAACCATTGCCGCCGCCTGGATTGTTTGTAATCGTCCCGGCGGATTCAAGATATGCAAACCCTCCAAGCGGGATCGAGGGCGTTGTCATACCGGGACCACTCCGGCCTGGGCGAACGTCGCCGTCACCGAGCCGGACCCGCTATTGAGCTGGACCCGCGCGAACGTCGGCGGGAAGACGAAATTGGTCTGCGCGCTCGCCGAGGCGTTAACAACGCTGCTATCGTTGCTGTTAAACCATGTCACGTTATTGACCGAGACCGGATTAGTCGGTGAGTTCGGATCGTCCATGGTGGTTTGAAGCGTATAGCTAACCGAGCCAGTGACATTAAGCTGTACGGCAACATTTGGCAGCGCCCAGCTATCAAGGCGGACCCATCGAGTATATTTCACACCGCCGGAGGCATTCGATACAGTTACGGTGATCGGGGTCATGTTAGCAGTTCCATGATCTGAGAGATTTATTGATCCGTGAGTTTGGGTCACGAGCAGTCTTGGCAGAAGTTAGTTTTTTCTTCATGCCTTCCATTCTGGCGCAGAATGAATCCCGGCGAGCCCCACCTTCGGGCTGCGGGCGCTTGAGCGTTCCGCCGGTTTCTTGCTGATACGATCTGCGACCCTTTTCATTTAAGCCACCAGTCGGGCTTTTACCTTCCGCGCGCTGCCATGCAGGTGTTTTGCCGCCGGAAGCGTATCGTTTGCCGGCTACATCGCGGCCATCTCGGGAGATACTTTTGAGATAGCTCACGACTTCAATTCCCGTTCGATGTCCGCCAGCATTCCCAGCACATTGCGATATGCGTTGAGGCCGGCAATGCGTTGACGATACTCCGTGTAATCAGCAGCCGCGCCAGTCAACAGGCCGTCAGAGAGACGCAAGATCTCATCATTGACGGCTTGTGACAACATGCGCGCGACTGCTGAATCAAACGAGTTCATCGCTTGGGACCGTACTCATCGATCTTTTCGAGTCGGCCTTCACCGGACCCAGCGCCGAAGCGCATCTTGGGATACACTGAGCCGCCCTTTTTTTTGGTGATCGGCGGATAGTCGCGGATATCTTTCAGGTCGCTCTTGCCGGGCGTATGCGTAACCTGAGTGCCATAGCGCAGGCTTTCCGCCTTGACCGGAGTGACGTTGGACGCAACCCGGCCACCCTTCTTGCGCATCGTGATCGGGGGCATGCCACCGGGCTGGCCACCGGGCGGCCCGCCGGCGGGCGGCATCGGCGGGGCGGCAGCAGGCATCGGCGGACGCGGAGCGGGCATCGCAGGGATGGCGGCAGGGGCCGGCGGAGCGGCACCAAGGCCCAGCGTCGGATGCGGCGGGGCGACAACGACGTTGATGTTAGTATGAGCCTTGCCCTTGCCCTTCTTCATCTTGCCGATGACGCCGCCGGGAAGCCTGCCGCCGGTGGCGCGGTGATGCACATGACCGCCGCGCTTCAGCTTGGACAGATCGGTATGCTCGCCGTGATGTTCCTGCCGATCGTGCATCGACATGGCGCGCTTGACGAGCTTCTTGTCGGCGGCGAGATCGGCCGCATCGACATGACCGCCCTTCGCCCGACGGCCGCCGCTCGGCAGGATGCCTTCCGCGAACGGGTCTTTGCCCTGGCTAATCAGCCGGCGCTGCTCGGCGGTCAAAGCGCCACCTTCGGCGCGCTTTTTCCGGCCCAAGTGATGATGAGCCTTATGGCCATCGGCGTGCGTGACCTTACCACCGTGCTTGCGGTGCGCGATGGCCGGCTTGGCGGACCCGCCATGCGCTTTCTTGCTGGCATGACCTCCACCGCACATGCGTGAGAGCTTGTCAATGTGTGACTTCTTCGCGTCGTGACGATACGGATTGACCATGGGAGTTGCCCTACTGAGGAGTTGTCATGACAGGGTTTGAGACTGTCCGCTCAGCGAGAGCTTCGGCCTCGGGGTGGACCGCCAGCGTGCGGGCCAGATCAATCATTGCGAGCTGTTTTTTCAAGTCGCGGTCTTTGGTCTTTTCGATCATTTCGGCTTGCGCAATGGCGGCGCGGGTCTTGAGTTCGTCCATCTTGGCGGCTGCCTCGACCTGGACCTTTGCCATGCGCGGATCGGGCGGCGCTTCGGCTGGAAGCTGCGGCGGAGCGAACAGACTTTCGGGATTATCCCAGCCCATAATCTTGAGCACTTGCAGATCGACGGCTTTGGCGTCGTAGAGCTGCGGGTTTGCGGCCTGAAGCTGCTTGACGGCGGTCGCTTTCATTACGCGATGCAGGTGAGACGGCGTGTTCGGATCGGCAACGGGAATAATGCCATAGGTATCAATCGCGGCCAAGAACCGCTGTTTGTCCCAGTCGGTTGCCGGACGTTTGTTTCCGCGCCAGAACGCTTCGGGCTCCTCGCGGAACAGATCGAGCAGTAGTTCGAATTCTTCGCTCTGCGATTGGTGCATGTTTTTATGCACAGCGCTCTCGACCTTGGTTGCCTGCTCGATCAACGCAATCGTGGTCCCGACCGGGGCATCCTGCTTTCCTTCGCCGACTTTGATTTCGGCGGCGCCACCGACGCGCTGGGCGGCTTGGGTGACTTTGTCCATCATGCCAAGCAAGCCGGGCGTGATGTCTTTGTAAGGCAGCGGCATTACAGCTTGGTTGATCGGCATGCCTTGCGTATCGACCACAACGCCAGAACCGGCAGCGACGCGCATTTCGTTGGTCTGCTGGCGGGCGGCTAGCTTGGCGACCAGAAAGCCGGGGAAGTTGGCGAACATGCCAGCATCGAGGCTTTCGCGCCACGCCGCGGTCAGGGCGGCGGCGGAGTTGCCGAGCAGGTGCAACAGACCCCAGCCATACAGGCCGAAACCGCGAATGTATGGGTAATGGACGAAAGTCACGCGCGGATCGCAGTCGTCGTCGGCCTCGTCCCAGTCGCGGCGCAGTTCGAGGATTTCTCGACTGTCTTTGTCGATTGTCACCCGGTACGGCAACAGCAGGCCTTTGTTGCGCAGGTGGCGCGGCGCGAACCGGTCGAGATCAAGCTCACAATAACACTCGTAGATCGTATGCTCGCGATCTTCCTCGCGGGTTGATTGGATGTCGATGCCTTCAATATTGGCTTCTTTCAGATCGACAACCGAGTTCGACGGCGTGGGAGGTGTCAGTTCGATGTCGCGATAAACGCCGAGGAATTTCATTCGCCGCATGACGGCGGGTCGCATTTTTATGCGGTGGGTGATCCGGCCGGCGTTTCGCAGATCGGTCGCCGCGTTGTTGACGATCAAATCTTGCGCGTCGATGCTTTCCGATACGGGCCGTCGGCGCATCGGATCGATGTAGACTTTTTTGAATCCGGAGCCGCCAAACACGGTCATGAGCAACATGCGATCCGTGTCGGGATAGTACTCGCGGGCTTTTTTGGTCAGATAGAAATTGAAGTCCTTTTCGAGACAGTCCGCCAACTCGTCGGCTTGCGGCGACCGCTGGCCAACGTCTTTGACTTTGACGGGGCCATCCGCCGGCAGAAGCTCGGCGCGGGCGTTCGCCCATGCCATCAAGACGGCTTCAAGCAGGATCGGGTGACGGACCACCGACATGCCCTCGACCGGCGCGCTGGTCGAGCCCACGTCGCCTTTCGGTTCTTCGAGTTTGAGGCCGAGTAGTTCGAGGCCGCGGGCGCGAGTTTGCAGCCATTCGGCACGGGACTGATCGTCGGCTTCGATTGCGTCAATCAGTTGATCGCCGATGCGTCCGAGTTCGGATTGATCCATCCGCATCGCGAGGTTGTCGTAATGCTTTGTCTCGCTTTCATTGACTTGCGGCGCGAGATTGACGGCCACGGAACCATCGGGCAGTTCGGTAATGATGCCGTCGTCGCCCATCGAGGTGCCGTCGCCGTTGTCGATTTCGACGACAACATCCTGGGCAGCATCATCCGCCGGCCGGGTGCCGACGATATTGCCGAGGTTCCATAGAGCGTCGGTCATTGATTACACCGGATAGAGCGGAGCGGTTCGACCGCCACGGAAGCGTATGGCTTCGGTGGCGTCGTATTCGATCTCGTGGCGATGCACAATGAGACCGCTGTCACGCAGGAATTTGATTGCTTGGGTTGCGCTGTCGGTCAGGTCTTTGTAGCGGCCTTTGGGAAACGATTCCATTTCCGTGATGACGGTTTCGGCCCATTCCTTGTCGGGGGCGGAGATTAGGAGCTGTGAAAACACAGGTTGGACAGCGTGAGCGCGGGCGACTTTATCACCGTTCGGCTGGACGATTTGAACGCCCCATCCTTCGGTGCCGTGCAGCCGGCGGATTTCCTGGGCAGCGGTGAGACCGGACGCTTTGCCTTCGATAATGAGCCGGTCAGCTTTGTATTTTTGGCATGTGTGTGCCAGCCATTCGACCAGGCCCCATTGATGTTGCGTGCGGCGGGCGAATGCGGCGGTGGTTTCGTTCGGCAGGCGCGGTTCATACTTGCCGTGCATTTCGAGGTGTTTGCGCCAGGCGTGCATCAGCATAATGCGCGGCGCGCCGGACTTGTCACGATAGACGCCCCAGACGGTGCAGCCTGTCGGGTCGTTGGTTTCTTTTTCGGTGTAGGCCGTGTCAGCCGAAACCAGTACAAAGTCCATGGGCGGGTAGCTATCATCGGGCGAATCCCAAAGCTGCCACCAATCGCGTTTGAAGATACCACCGCCGCGCGGTGCCGGGGCCTGCTGATATTGGCCGGCGTATGCGTAAGGGCCGAGCGCGGCGCGGAGGTCAGTGACGGCTTTTTCGGAAAAGCGTTCCGGCCATGCCAGTTCGCCGTCTTCGGTCCGCCAGTCCGACCAGCCGATTGCGGTTTCGCAATGCCGGCTTGCGTCGTATTCCATCGGGATCATCAAATGCACGTAGCCGGCAAAGCCTTGTTCTAGGATCGTGCCTGATACGTCGGCTTCATGGACGCGCTGCATGATGACGATGATGGCGCTGTCTTCCATCGAGTTGAGGCGGTTTGACAGTGATTCGCGGAACCATCGGACGGTTTCGCCGCGCACTGCTTCGGATTCGCCTTCTTTAACATTGTGAGGATCGTCGAGAATGATGCGATCGCCGCGCTCACCAGTGCCGATGCCGCCGACTGACGTTGCGAGTTTGGAGCCGGTCTTGTCATTAGTGATTTTGACTTCGCCGACTTTGCGAGGCTTGAATTTGTTTCCCCACAATTCCTGATATTTTTGCGACATGATTAGGTCGCGGAATTTTCCATTGTCGCGCTCGGTAAGGCCTGCGGCGTAGGAGAATGCCACATAGCGCAGGTGGGGCATGTCCATCGGTCCCCATTCCCACGCTGGCCAGAAAACATCGGTCAGCAGCGACTTCATGAAACCGGGCGGGACATTGATCAATAACCTGTTGATCTCGCCGAATGTCACGGCTTCGAGGTGCTGACAGATAGCGTAGAGCGCATCGCCGTCAACAAATTCGGTTTGCGGCTCAAGCACGGACCAGAAGTAACGCACGAACTCGATCAATCCGCCTTCGCGGGCTTGTGCGCGTCGGGCCGCACGGATGTTGGCTTCGCGGTATAGTGCGATCAGCCTGGCGCGGCGTTCTGGATTAATTGACGGCATCGGATTGATTGTTGATCTCGACCAGTTCGCCCTCGATGACAGAGGTTTCGTCGCGGATCATTGCCAAAAGCTGATCGTCGGGGATTTTGTCAAACTCGCCGACGCGGCCATGTTCGTGTTTTTGAACATCGCGCCATTTATCGGGCTGTCTATTTTTCAACCAGAAAACCTGCGCGCTTGTTTGCGGCTGAGCATACAGCTTAATGGTTTCCTTGATGATCACGCCCTGAAACATGAACGCTTTTTCTTCTTCGTATGTGTATCCGACGGCGCACTGAAAAAGACTGCGCTCAACGCGGTTGTCGGAAATCTCGCGCCCGGATTTCAATGCTTCCGCAAATTCATGATGTGCGATGCGCCAATTATTGATTGTCGCGGTGCTGACATCAAGCAGGCTTGCAAGATCGTCATCTGTTGCGCCGAAGCGGCAAGCGATTTCGGCTTGTTTTGCCATTTCGGGGCGATATTTTGTTTTGTTACCCATCACCGTAACAATCTGGTTCCTTCGCTACGCCACATTGGCCGTGTGGCCAGGCACCACGCGGGTGAATGCGTTTTTTTCCAGGGCGATGTGGACAAATTCCGGTTCGTCGATACCAAGACGGACGCCGACTGCGCGTACTTTATCGCCGATTTTACCGATGCGGGTGACGACGCATGGGCGGCCATAGTACCGCAAATTGATCGAGGTTTCCGGCTCGGTTGTTTCAAATTTGAGGCGTTCGGCCATGCTACCGCCATCGACGATGCACGGATTTTGCGTGCATTGCCTGTTGTCAGCGAATGTCGGCTGACGCGACTTCCACGCGGGCTGATCGGCCGAGGAGTTCCAGGAGCACGTATTCGCGGTCTTTGCCAGAACCGTCCCACTGTGCCGGGTGCCCGGCGAATGGACCGCTGACCAGTTCGACCTTTTGCCCGCGGCGAAACCGTGGTTTTGCCACGGCATTTGCGCAGGCGTCCTCCATTTCCCTCACGGCGTTCACCACGCTATTTGCCGCCCTATACGGCATCCCTGAAGCGTTATCCATGAGGACTGCGGCCACCCCACGCGTCGAGCGTATAGGCGACCAGTGGGCATCCTCGTGGTCAACAGCCACAAACAAGTACCGCGCGAACAGCGGCACATGGTCAACTATCCGTTTGCCATTCTTGACCCTGTGGCGGCGCGCCATGGGGCAGTATGGGCGATATCCTTGCCGGGCGAGATGCGTCAGCGCGACGCGTTCGCGGTTCGGCTGGGATTGGACGACCAACCAGTGCATCCTGAAAACATAACCGCGTCGCGGGTCGGTGCAAGGGGGGGAATGGTGGAGCGAAATCGTTGAGGGTGTTTTGTGGGTGCAACGATTAAACGTGACGATTTCCCGGACTAAAAACGAAATCGTTGAGGGTATTTTTTAAGCGCAACGATTAAACGCGACGATTTTCCGCCTCCCGCCATCCTCCCACTTTCCTCCCTCATTCATCCCGCCGCGCATCACGTGCAAGCGCGCTGGCCGCCCGTTTTGTATGTTAGACTAAAGTTGCACGTTCGGGCTACCGTGGTACTCGTTTTGAATAACTAATTGATACAACACAAAAAAAAGTTAGTTGTTCTTTTTGTCGCGGAAAACTAGATAATCGTCCTCTCTATTTTTTCTAAATATATATCCCTTCTCTCTCTTTTTCTCTGGGCTTTCTGAATGTATCTATTAGAAAAATTTACGTGTTACTTTTTTTTGACCTTTTCTTTAATGATTTCAAACACATAGTTGTACCCGAGCAAACAAACTGGTTACTTACGTGTTACTTTTTGAATTATGTAAAAAAAACAAATACTTAGCGACCGCAAAAAAAAGTAGCTCGTCAAAAAATCAAATTTTGAGCTCAAAAAAAATAACACGGCAATCCACCGATGTTTTATATTGCAACATAAGTAAAATTTTGATATACTAAATGTGTTAAATAAATAACGGGGTACCACAAATGGACCAAGAAACTAAAATATCAGCCATTGAAAAACGGGCTACTAAGATGGCTGAAATATATCAGCGCGTCGAAAATGCGCGTCCGGTCGATGTCGAAGTTAACGATAATGGGCGATATATTTGGCCGTT